CTCCAGGACCGCCCGGAGAACAAGCGCGCTTTCACAGTTGTGTCATTAAACTCACCAATTGGAATGCAGCGTCAGATGCTTATTTCAGGTGCACGCCTATACCAGGCTTTGCACGCAGCTCACTATTCACCACAGGGCCCTCTTACAAAGGGATACTGGGCGATTGTGCGTATCGGTAAGGGTCCTTCGACTTCTTACACCGTATCTCCAATCAAGGAACGTGACCTAGAGGAAGACTGGAAGTTAGATGCAGCAGCTGCATCTGCCGTTGTCAGTGCCTCAGAGGTTTACACCCGCGGGCTAATCAAAGAGCACTCATTTGAAGAGCTCGATGAAATCGCGGATTCTTTAATCTAGATTCAATAGCAATAGGCGGGGACTTGACATCCCCGCCTATTACGCTATTGTGGAGATATTATGAATATTATTACTACTGCTGAACAACTTGCCGAGATGGTAGATTTTTACCTAACTCAAGATGCCTTTGCTTTTGACGTTGAAACCGTTGGCCCACGCCGAGGTATGACTCCTGTAAATGAAGTCCTATGGATTACATTTGCAACTAACGGCCGATGTGACGTTATCCCTATGGGACATCCACACGGCGATTTCATTGAAGAAGTTTTCCCATTGACCGGTCAGGGTGAAGTTCGTAAAGAAAAGGGCTTGACCCTAAGACCTAGCGATTATAGCCGTGACAGTAAGAAAGCTACTAAAGTTTTTGGTCCAGCACCAGAACAACTGTATCCAGCCGAAGTGTTTGAATTACTAGAGCCGTTGATGTTTAGTCCAGATGTTCTCACAATCGGACACAACCTAGTATTTGACCTTACCTCTGTCGCTAAATATTATGGTGGGCGTGTTCCTGTTGGCCCATACTTTGACACCATGATTGCATCTTTTATTTCAGACAACCGTAATAAGAATAAGTGTGGTCTTGCTGACTGCCTTAAGCGTGAGTTTGGATATGAAATGGAAAAGGGTGTTGGTAAAGAAGTTGAGGTTTATGACTTTAACACTGTAGCCAAATATGCTTATCTAGATTCTAAATATACTTTTTTGCTGTGGAAGTCGCTAGTACCTAAGTTAAATGCTGGTGACCTTAACCGCGTGTTTGCGCTAGAGATGGACGTCTTGCGCGTTCTATGTGATATGAAACTAACTGGTGCACTTATTGACACCGTATCTTTAGAGCAGTTAAAGATTGATTTAGAATCTAAGGTAGATGAAGCACGCGCCAGTATCTATAAAGCTGCCGGTCGTGAATTTAACATTAATTCTAATCAAGAAAAGCAAATTTTGCTTTACGGTTCTAAAGAAGACGGCGGACGTGGGCTAAAGCCTAAAGTTCTTACTACTAAAGGTACTCAAAAAGACAGAGATGGTTCAGACCTATCACAGTCAGACTATTCTGTATCAGCCGAAGCTCTAGAACCTTATCGTGATAAGGACCCGCTAGTTACAGCAATGTTGGAGTATGCTGACTATAATAAGCTTCTTTCAACTTATGTAATCCCATATCTAGGCGGGGATATTGAACGCACAACGTCTGGAAAGACCCGTACAGAGACCAAGGACAGCCTTTTAATTAATGGCAGACTACACGGTGACTTTGTACAACATGGGGCTGAGACAGGTCGTTTCTCAAGCCGTAACCCTAATTTACAAAACGTACCAGCACCACATACCGCACATGGTAAAGCTATCCGTAACTTATTTACAGCACCTCCGGGACACGTACTAGTTGTAGCCGACTATTCACAGATTGAACCTCGCGTTATCGCGTCTTTCTCAGAAGACCCAATTATGATGGACAACTATCTAGAGGGTAAAGACATTTACACAACCATAGGTGACACTATGGGAGTAGACCGTAAAGCTGGTAAAGTACTTGTACTTGCTATGGCATACGGTGTTGGCCCAGATAAAATTGCTGCGTCTATTGGCTGTACTAAGACTGAAGCCAAAGATTTGCTAGATCGATTTGCTAAAGAATTTCCTGCGGTTTCTGCTTATCGTTCTAAAGTTATTTCGGCTACTCGTGCGGGCAAGCCAGTTCCTTACGTAAAAACATTAACTGGACGTCGCCGTTATTTACCTGAGATTATGTCTAGAGATAATGGGTTCCGAGCTGGGGCTGAACGTCAGGCGTTTAATACGAAGATTCAAGGAAGTGCCGCAGACATTATCAAAATTGCTATGGTTCGTGCTTGGACAATGATTCCAAAAGAAGCTAGGATAATACTTACTGTTCACGATGAACTGGTATTAACTACACCGGCAGAATTGGCAGAAGAAACAGCAGAAAAGCTGCGAGAGGCTATGGAGGATATTCAGGTGTTAAAAGTACCGCTAATTGCTGATATTAAGATTGTTGATAAGTGGGGAGAGGCAAAATGACCGATTGGCCAATACCTGAACCAGAAGACATAGGGGAAATCCATCAAGTACCGGTTACAACCTTATTTAGATGGTACTTATATGACACCGTTGGTGCCGATGCTAATAAAAACATTGGAGTTTTTGGGTTATCACCAGTTAGTGAAGAAGGGGATGAAAAAGAACAAGATGATTCTGATAACCGACTTTTTAACATTGATGCTTTAATTCCTTTCCTAACTATCTACGCAAACATGAATGCTGAGTTTTCTTTTGAAGCTCACCGCAAAGAGATGTTAAAGATTGAAGGGGTTAATGAAAGTATGTTAGAATCGAGTTCCGCAACTTTAAAAGAGTTTTATAGTAATTTGACTTTTAATGGATTACTTGCAACCATGTCAGCTGCGGCAGAGCTTAATTTAATTAAGCTTCATGGTATTTATACTGGAATAAAGGAGAAAGATAATGAGTAATTGGTGGGCAGACAAGCTAGGTACCCCAAGACAACCTCAGCAACCAAGACTACCTGAGCAACAGGTTTCAGTTGTTAATCCAGGAATAACCCCGCAATATCCCGGCTATACGCCTAATCAAGGTTATCCACCGGTTACGCAACAGCCGCCTTATAACCCAGAACTAGCTGGTCGCACACTTCCAGCTAGCGCAGTAAATGCAAGCCGTTGCCCTAATTGCTCTAGCGGTAACTATGGAAAAATGACCCCAGAAACAGCGGCTCGTTGCTATGATTGCGGTTACCCAATTGTACAATCCGGTTCAGGTATGCCTGGGGTTAGGGTCCCAAGCAATGGCAACACCGAAGCTGCTAAACAAGTTAGCACCGCAAACAACTTCAACCCTGGCACAATCATAGATAGGATTGGTTAATGTCTAAAGTAGTAGATGCTGTAGTAGCAAAATTAAATAAAAAACTTGGTGAAAATACTATTGTCAAGGCGTCTGAGATTGTACCTATGACTAGGTTTACATCAGGCTCATTGTCATTAGATATGATTTTGGGCGGTGGTTGGCCAACTAACCAATGGCATGAGATTATTGGTGAAGCAAGTAATGGTAAGACCGCACTAGCCCTTAAAACCATTGCAGCTAACCAAAAAATTAACCCTGATTTTACTACTATTTGGATTGCTGCCGAACAGTGGGTACCAGAATATGCAGAGATGTGTGGAGTAGATTCCTCACGAGTATTTGTGTTCAGTAGCAACGTTATGGAAATTGCTTTAACAGCTGTCTTAGAATTTGTAGAAACTAAAGAAGTTGATTGTGTAGTTATTGACTCCCTTCCAGCCCTTGTACCTTCAGCAGAAGACGAAAAGGAAATGGAAGAATTTACAGTTGGCCGTGGCGCAATGCTTATGGGTAAGTTCTTCCGTAAGATGGAACGAGCTGGCAAACGCAGTATGTTAGGCGAAGAGCGACCATTTATTGGTTTAATTATTAACCAGTTCCGTATGAAAATTGGCGTAATGTATGGAGACCCACGCACTACTCCAGGTGGCGAAGGTAAGAATTACTTTTTCTTTACCCGCGTTGATGTAAAGCGCGATGAATGGATTGAAATTGGTACAGGTCAGGAAAAGCGCAAAGTTGGACAGACCATTAAGTTCCAGACTAGAAAGAACAAATCATCACCTCCGGGACAGACTGCATTCGTAGACTTTTACTTTGACGACGGTTCTGGTATTGATAAAGGCGAGTATGATTTTGCCAAAGAAATCGTATCTTTAGGAATCATTAATAAGATTGTTGTAAGAGCCGGCGCGTACTACCGTTACTCAGAGCGCCAGTGGCAAGGTGCAGACGCGTTGTTAAACTCAATTAGAGAAGAAGTAGACCTGCAAGAACAACTAACTAAAGACGTGATGGGTACTTTAAAGATTGGCTAAATCCGAAGGACAAAAACAATCATTAAAACACGAAAAACGCCTTGCCAAAGCTGTCGGAGGACAACGTAATGTTGCCTCCGGCGCTTTTTGGTTTCGTAAAGGCGATGTAAGGTCCCAGGACCTTCTGATTGAGCATAAATGGACCGGTAAGAAGTCCTTTACCATTAAGTCTGATGTCTTAGAGAAGATAACTACAGAGGCCCTCCTAGACAGCCGTACGCCCGTTTTGGGCATAAGTTTGAATGAGGTTAATTACGTGGTTATGGACGAAAATGACTTTTTGACAATGAGAGAATTTCTGCTACAATGTATAGAGGAGCACACGGAAGAGAAGTAGCTCAACTATTGGAGTTTATTTGTCTACCCCGTTTACTAGCTTTCTTTCAGAACCAGACCCTTGGCAATATGAGTCCAAGTGCGGTACCAGAAAATATGATGACGAAACCAAAGATTATGTATCTGTATATAATCCAGACCTTTGGTTTCCGCCAAGAGATAAAGACCTGTATAAGCCAATAGCAGATAAAGCTAAATCAATTTGTTTTGGCCGTGATGGCAAAGGTGAATGCCCAGTAAGATTACAATGCCTTATGTTTGCGGATAAGAACGATGAAGTGCACGGTATCTGGGGCGGCATGAGCCATCGTGAACGAAACGCCTTAAAACGTAAAGCTAAAAAGCAAGGAACTACTTTAGAAGAACTTGCTAAAAAAGCTAGTAGACAACCGTAGAAAAGTGTGCTATGTTCTTCAGTGGAGGACATAAAACATGCCAGAGAAAAAATTAAAAAAGATACCAGCAGGTGCATTAAAAAGCTTTGTAGATGCCGGTAAATCAACCACAAGAGTGATTAGCAAAGTAGAACGCTTTGTATTATCGCAACCTATAGATAATTCTAGATCGTTTAATGGTCTGCACCCATCCGCCATGGTTAGCCCTTATTGGTGCCATCGTGCGTCTTACTTTCATTTAAAAGGTAATCATCCTACACCAGAAGCTCGCCAGTTTAAGCGCGAACTTATATTTGCACAAGGTCATGGTATTCACGCTACTTGGCAAAACTGGTTTCGTGACATGGGCAAGTTGTATGGTGTTTACGAATGTAAGGGGTGTGCTAATCAAGTATGGGATACCAGTCCGGAAAACTGCGTTGTTTGTGATGCACAAGGCACAATGCGTTATAAAGAAGTACCAGTAGAGCACGCGCCATTGATGATTACAGGCCATTCAGATGGTTGGTTAAAAGGATTTGGCGATGACCTAATGCTAGAAATTAAGTCAGTAGGTGCTGGTACATTTATGTGGTACGACAGGTCTAACTGGTTTGCATCTAATCAAGATTTTGCTGAGGCATGGAAAAACCTTAAATCACCATTTCAAGCACACATTGCCCAAGTGCAGTTGTACATGAAAGTGTTAGAGTTATCTGGCCGTACAGATGTACCACAAGAAGCTGTATTGCTATATGAAGCAAAACCTACACAGGAAGTTAAAGAGTTTATCGTTCGCAAAGATGATTGGGCAATTCAACCGATTATTGATGGCGCACAAATTGTGGTAGACTCGTTATCCAAGAACATCGCTCCAGACTGTAATGTCGGCGGAGCGTTAAAGTGCAAACAATGCGGAGGGTTCAATGAGTAAAACAACATTAATTACAAACGACACTAGCAAATACATCCTAGATATGTTGGATGAACAAGGTTTGACGGTAGACCGTGAAACGTCTATGCCACGACCACAGTTGCCGGCAGACATCACAGAATTAGATGATGAAGATTTAATGCGTCTGTATACGCATCTATCGGCGTATAGTGAGTTCCTAAGTACGCAATTAGCTTGTGCAATCATTGATGAAAAAGATGCAGAACGCAACAGAGATTACGCCGAGTCAGAAGCCATGCTGCGTCACCAGACAAACAACGCCAAGACCACAGTCACAATTATCAAGGCCTTAGTTGATGGTGACCCTACACTTGGAGAAGTACGCCAAGAGGCATTGGTAAAGTATTCGTATCGCAAGATGCTAGAGACCATGGTTAATAACTACGAACGTAGTACCGCGGTCTGTAGCCGTGAACTAACCCGTAGAACATCCAGCGATAACTTTAAGACCAGAAGTCGTAAGTTCACCGCATAATGGCAAAAGATAAAGTATTTGGGCCAGGACTAGGGCGAGATGTAAATAGTATTGCAATTGGTATAGACCAATCTTATTCCGGGTTTGGGATAACCGTACTTGACGCAGAAGACGTAGCGGATTATAAAACTAATGTGTTTAAAGCAGAAGGGCTACACATTGACCGTTTGGTTTGGATTCAAGAAAAACTTACAGAAATACTGGACTACTATACTTTCTATAATAAGCCCTCGTCAATTATTGTAGCCATGGAAGGCTATGCCTTTGGCACCACAATGGCCCATATGCTGGGCGAATTAGGTGCCATAGTAAAACTGGTTTGCTACAATGAACTGGATGAATTTGAGGGTAAGTACCCATACATTATTCCGCCAACTACTTTAAAGAAATACATCACAGGTAAAGGCACAGGCGTACAAAAAAATCAGGTACTTTTAGCGGTATATAAAAAGTGGGGCGTAGAGTTTAACGACGATAACGCCGCAGATTCGTACGCACTAGCTATGCTAGCCGCAGGTAAAGGAGACCTTGCCTACGAACTAGAAATTCTACAGAAGATTAAAGGGCCAACCTTCAGGGAAAAGCCGTAATGTGGAACGCGTTTAGTCGGGAAGTAAAAAGACACTCGTTTGCAATTAGAATATTTGCATATTTAATAGCTAGAAGCCACTTAACTATACATAAACAAAATTTAAGAATAGATGAATTAGAAAAAAAATTGAAGGATAAAAAATGGTAGAAATTATTGCAGCAGTAGTATTATTCGTATCCATTACTATAGTCGGTACCTTAGTATTGGCGGGAATAATGACATTAATTGGCGTTGTAAAAGGTATAGACTTAGAGCACCTTCACGACGATGAGGAATAAAAATTTACAAGGAACCGATCGTACTGGTTGGTGTATAACTGGGCATCATGATAATTGCCCAAAAGTAGTAAAACTATCAATGGGGACAGCCTCAGAGAAAATCTGCGGATGTTCCTGCCACGAAGAACAAGGAGAAAAAAATGGCGTTTAAACCAGGAGACCCAGGAGATTTCAATGGCCTGTCAGAAGCAGCAAGAGAATTTATCCGCAAATCTGGCCCTACAACCGAAGAGCTAAAAGCACAGATACTTCAAGAAAATTTTGAAAATATGCTGGCTACAAAGTTCCTAGAGGCTGAAGAGCTGTTGGTTAAGAAGCATAAAGATTACGGACCAAAGAACATCAGTGAGAGCCCTGGTGGGCCCCTAAATGGCCTTAGAGTACGTATGCACGATAAGTTGGCCAGAATTAACCATTTATATGACAGCGGTGCTACGCCTGAAAACGAGAGCCTACGGGACAGTTTTATTGACATGGCCAATTACTCGATTATTGCCCTTATGGTATTAGACGGTAACTGGGATAACCGTGAAATCGGTGTAATGCCAGACATCAGAGAAAATTTGGATTGGACCTAAATTAAGCCTATTTTACCTTTATAGTAGTAATACGGGAGTACTAACTACAACCAGAGGTAATAATGTCCGAATCACCAGATGATAGTGTGTTGCGTGTAAGCGCATCAAGTAATCCGCAATCCGTCGCATCCGCTATTGCTCATGCTATTTACGAAAAAGGTACTTGTAAAATCCGTGCCGTAGGCGCAGGTCCAGTAAACCAGGCCGTAAAAGCAATCGCAATTGCCAGTGGATACACCGCCCCACGTGGAATAAGCCTAGTATGTATACCAGGTTTTCAATCCATTGAAATTAACGGTGAAAACATTAGCGCAATAGTATTTAAAGTAAATTCAGTTAATTAAGTATATTTAGCTAATTCCCTGTATCGTTAAAGTATCAACCATCTTAGGCCAAAGAGGTAAAAATCATGGAACAACCAAGCAGCAAGTTCAAAACTATGGGAACTAGCGCAGCAACAACTGTTAAGAACGCTTCTGGAGCACCTGAAAAGGGTACGCTTGTAAAGAAGAAGAACACAGCATCAGGCGACCCTTACAAGCAAGCAAAGCCATCTCGCAAGTTTATCAAGGGCACAAGTGCTAAGCAGTACGGTATTACTACAAAGATGCCTTCATACGTAGACCCACAGATTGGTCCTACACAGGGTAACGGACGTATCCTTCCTTCGAAGGTAAACCGCACAAAGGTAAACTTTACCGACGGTATGTCTGACCACAATTAACCCCGACAAGGTATAAAGAAAAGCCCCCAGCAATGGGGGTTTTTTATTGCCCTTGACAAACCAAAAATTATCGGCGATAATCAACGTACATCACATTCTTGTGTGATAATAATATATAGAGACCGGGAGAGGTTTATGTTAATAGATGAACTGAAGCTACTGGCAGCTAAGTCAGATGCAATAGGATGTGTAGTAAACATCTGGGTTCAAGCGCAAGACAAAGATTTCCAAGAAGTTTTTGCCACCCTTCAGGGGAAACCTAATTTAAACATGTCAGAAGCATTAAAGTTAATTAAAAAGTACCATCCAGATATCCCATTTAAGCAAACGTCATTTAACTACCACATGCGAGGAGTATGCACTTGTCCGACAGCTTAGCCAAAGAGCTAGCGAAACTTCTAAGAGAAGACCCGCTAAAAGAATTTCCAATTATGCAGGCCCAGAAGATGACAATTAAGCCATCTACTATTATTAAGCCTAAAAAAGGCAAGAACGATTGGAAATTGGCTGCGCTGCTGCCGGATACCCAAATCGGTTATCGTGTCTATGAAGATGGAACAGTAATTGAGTTTCACTCTGAAAAAGCAATTGATATTGCAATGCAGATTTTAAACTATGCACACCAGCAGTTTGGCGTGGATACTGTGGTAAACCTAGGAGATACCCTAGACCTGCCAGCCCAGAGCCGTCACCATCAGGAGATTGCGTTCCAGAACTCGACTAACCTAGCTATCCAGCGTGGTTATGAGTACTTAGCCGCACAACGTGCAACCGTGCCGGATGCGGAAATTGTATTCCTAGAAGGTAACCACGACTGCCGTATATATAAGTATTTAGCGGAGAACGCCCCAGCCGTGTCAAACATGCGTCAGGCAGGAACTACGCCAAGTGATTGGCCGGTAAACAGCCTGCCACACCTACTGCGCATGGAAGAGTTAAATATCAACTACGCCAGCGGATACCCAGCTGGCGAATACTGGATAAATGAGAACCTACGCTGTATCCACGGGGATCGCGTTAATTCCAGCGGTAGCACGGCCA